GGTTTAGCTATAATGGGTTGTAATAGACATTTGTATGCGCCAAATGCAAAAATTGAAAAACCAAAATTAAATATACACATTTCTAAATATCAAAATAAAGGTAATGTGTCTAAAATAATCAAAGAATAAATATGGCAGAGTCTGTTGTAAAAAAATATTTTCCAAGTCAAGTTGTAAGTGATGCTGAAAAGTTAAGTTATGACTATGGTTTAAAAGTAGCTAAAGCTATTGAAAGTGAATGGTTTTATAGTGAAAACAGAGGGAATAGATATAAAAATAATAAAAATAATTTTCATAATTTAAGATTGTATG